AATGCGTTAGCTTCTGCCATAACTCCAGCTCTTGCTGTCGAGTTAGGTAATTTTTTAAGAAATCCTAGTGAAGATGAGATTAATACAGATGCACCTTCTCTATACATTGCTTCTATTGCTTCACCAAACTTAGCAACTGGAATAACCAACTCAGGACCTGCTTCTCCTATAAGTGCTGGTGTTGCTGATCGAACATATCCACCATCTGCAAATGCAAATTTTAAAAGACTTGGTAGTGATATACCACCAGCAACACCGAAATCTGGAATTGCATCATTAAAAAACTTACCCCAGTCCCATGGTTGGTTTTTCCAATTTTCACTACCCTCTGGGTATACACCATATTGCAACCAATAATCTTGTGGAGTTGGGTGTGTTTTTTTGTTCCACTCTGGAAGGATTGTAGTTGGTTCTAATTCTTTTTCTTTCTGTTTTTCTTTATCCTTCTGTCTTTCAAAATCTTTTATAGTATTCCCACCTTCATCAGGTTGACCCTGTTTTTCTGGTGCAACTACATTAATAGGTATGTCTCCTGTTGTATCTTCTTCTTTAACCTTTTCTGGTAAAAAAATAGGTACGTTTATTGGATTAGGTTGGTCTGTATTTTTTCCTCTAGTAAAATTTTTATCTTTTTTTACAATTTTTTCTTCAATTTTTTTAGGAGTAATAGGACTAGGACTTGATCCACCTACGAATTTTGATCCAATATAATATCTCTGTCTGTTTCTTAAATATCCAAAATATTGAAAATCTGTCTGGACAAAACTACCCATCGCCTTAGCAAACTTATTGCTAATTGCTATCATTTCATTTTCGTCTGGGTTGATGCTCATCGTTTACGACGTTCCTCTTCTATTCGCTCTCTTTCTTTTTGTAAGTGAGCAGACAATAAGTTAACATAGACTTCTCTTTCCCAAGGAATCATGTTTTCAATATCAGTCAAGCTATATTTATGATGTTGAACAAGAGAAAAATTAGTTTGATAGAAGGTCATCAAGCCCTCTTGAAAGAGGGCTATGCGAAAAAATCTGCTAACCCTTCTATAACTACAGGATTCTCTTTCTTAGTCTTAGGATTCTTTACCTTCAATTCGTGCTTTAGAGTTGGCATAGTATTAAAGAAGGTTTGAATCATATCAAACTGTTGACTTGTGAGTTTTTCGACCCATTCTCTTGCTTCTTCAAAAGTAAATGATCCAGAATCATCTTCACCAACATATACTCTCTTGATGCATTTAGCTACTAGATCATAAGGATCTACTTCTTTGTTAGCAAAGTTAACAGCAGCAAAGTAATCTAAGTCTGGATACTTCATTTCGACAGTGATATCATCAGTTAATTTAATGATGTTAGTATGTCCTTTTGGAAAGTGAACTTTGACATCATCAACTAAAAATGATACGTTGACTTCAGTTTTGCCATCGTCGGCACATGTTACTTTAAGTTCTATCTCTTCACTAATTGATCTAGCACGTATTTGTAAGAATATGTATTCTATGTCAAACAATGCCAAGTCATCAAAGACAATTTTAGTTTGTATACAACTTCTTAATACTGTAGTAATTGCATCTAAGATTTGTTCTTGATCGTTATTCTCTAGAGCAACTATCAATATCTTTTGCTCTTTAACTAAGAATGGACGATATTTAATTTTCTTTTTGGTAGAAGGCACCGTCAACGTGTAAGTTGACGTAACAATTTCAGGTAATGGCATGATTAGTTAATTTTCAGTTGACTATACTCGTAGTAAAATCCAACATTAACTTTTACAAGTTGTGCAGGACCTGCGGAATATGGTATAGATGATACAGTGTAGGGATATGCTCCAAATAATTTTGCTTCCCAGACGTCTTTTAGTTCTGGTTGTGTTGATTTATCAACTGGTGTTTCTGCAGTCGCAACGCCACCAGCTGTACTAGGTACATTATACTTCTCTAATTTTTTTATGTCAAGTGTACAACAGTAGTGGTCGTAATACCTCATAGCAAACGCTTGTTGTCTGTTAGAAGGAGCTCGGTCACCATAAATGTCAGTTGCTATCTCTTTTCCACCCATGGTAAAATCTTGCCATGCACGAAAAAACTTCAAAGGCATTGACTCAGCATCTAGAAAGAAACTAATATCTAGTTCATTATATACCTTACCAGATGCCATTTTTTGAATGATACCTTTATGCACTGATTTTACATCAGTAGCAGAGTATGTGATACCTGGCAGTTGTATTTCATTACATAGTAATGTAAGTTCTTCTGCACTTGAATCAAATCCAATATTGTCTTTGAAAAATGTCTTTAACTTATATCCAGATGTTTGTTGTGGTTCTTGTATATTAAAAGAATATAGATTAGACGCAGATATACCACTTTTCTTATCTAATATTTTTTGAATAAACGTACTGACGCCAGTTGCGGTTGCCATAAATAGTCCTTATGATGTGACCATACCTTATTTATGCCAAGTTACAAAGGAAAATACAGAGTAAGGAATTACAAGAAGTATAAAGGTGATCCTACAGGTGTAGTATACCGTTCTTTGTGGGAACGAAAGTTCATGGACTGGTGTGATAAAACTCCTAGAGTTTTACAATGGTGGTCTGAAGAGATTGCTATCCCATACTACGATCCAGTTCAAAAGAAGTGGCGTAGATACTTTCCAGATTTCTGGGTCAGGGTCAGAGAAGCAAATGGAACTATAAAATCATATCTCATCGAGGTCAAACCTAAAAGACAGGTCGAAGGTCCTAAACCTCAAAAACGTAAGACAAAGAAATACTTGAACGAAGTCTTTACTTACGCAACAAACCAAGCAAAGTGGAAAGCAGCACATGACTATTGCAACGACAGGCTCTGGGAGTTCAAACTCATCACTGAACGGGAACTCAAGATTTGATGATCTAATCTCAAAGGTAAAAGGAAGCACTATAACCAAAGATAAACTAAGAGACGAGGTATTCAATATATTGTTGGATGATGCTGTAGGATCCCCGTCGGAAGGTAAGTGGTATATATTTGAATATGATCCAAAATTTAAAGATAGACTCATAGAATGGGATCAATATCCATTGATATTTTACTTAGAAGGTAAAGGAAGTAACGTTATTGGTGCTAACATGCACTATATAAGTTCAAATGCTCGTCTAAGTGCCATAAATAGAAAAAAGTTCCCTAAAAGTTCTTTACGTCAATATATTCCGAAGAATGCTGATAGCATCTTCTTTGAAATCCAAGAGAGTGAGGTACAACTGTTGAGTTTATTACCTCTAGAAAAATTCCATCGTAAAAGTTAATGTCATTATCATACCCAGAAGGGATAGCAGATATACCATATGCTTCATACTTAAAAATTAATAAGTATGAGTACAATGAGGCTATAGAAAAAGTTGCTAAAAATCAAAACGACGCTTTAAATGCACTTGGTAGTAATAATAATATAAGTCGTATGGTTGATGCAGCTGGTACGTTTATAGAAGAATTTCAAAGATCTGGAGATCCAACAAAAGATAAGAGAAATATGAGTGGGAACGATGATAACCGTAGAAAGTTACGAGAATCACGAAATAAAAATCATATTGCTGAAGGTGATATAACAGGAAGACCAGATACAGTAACAGCACCAGATGGCAGGGTAATAGATTTAGAGGCATTAAGGAAGGACAAAGAGTTTCAAGAAAATGCAAGAAGAAAAGGTTTGATGAGTAAAACATGTAATTTACCTATGCCTAATGAGTTTCAATATCAATACAGTGCAGATTGGAATAATCAATTTAAACTTGGAACCTTAGCATTACTCGCAACAAACCCTAACCAATTTCTTCTCAACACTACTTTAGGTGCTGCAGGGGGAACAATCCCAAGCATAATAAATGGGCAGTTAGGAAAAATGAAAGGGGTAACTGATTTTAATAAGAACAATCCAAATGCAGCTCAAAATATAGCTGGTGGCATAATGGGTGGAGCAAAATTTGGTGCAGATACATTTGGTGTAACTAGCAATCTAAATATGAAAAATATTGCTGGACTTGCTGGATTAGCACCAAATGAGAATGCTATTCAAATGTTTCAACGTATGGATATGAGGACGTTTGAGTTTACGTTTGAACTTGCAGCAAGAAATGAGCAAGAATCTGAAAAAATAATTAGACTTATAGAATGGTTCAAACGTGGTATGCACCCATACTCAAAGAATGGTAGAGGAAATGCAACCGTCCTACAATTCCCAGACGTTTGGATTTTAGAACCACAGTTTGTATCAGTTAATAAAAATACAGGTAGTACAAAATCAATGCAACATCCCATGATGCCAAAGACTAAACTATGTGCACTTACTAATGTGACTGTCAATACAACACCTCTTGGGCAACTTCAAACAATCTTTGATGGTAACATCCCATTGGTTTTATTGAGTCTGAAGTTTATGGAAACAACTGCTCTTACAAGAAACGATATGGAAGGTTCTGGACAAGAGTTAGAAAAAAATTCTAGATTCTACAGATCTCCAGAATTAGACAACTATCCTACGGTGACATTCTAATGTTAAATGGTTTACCCGACTTAATGTATAATTTTTCACCTAATCAATTAGATGCTAAATTTATACTGGCAAAAAATATTTGGAAACGTGGTGAAATTCTGAAAGAATTTAAAACATCAATAAGTTTATTTGATGAGTTTATTGTAAAAAATGGTGAGAGACCAGAAGATATTGCTACTCAGTTATATCGTAATCCATTTTACAACTGGACTATACTTATTATCAATGACATTACAGATTACTATTCACAGTGGCCACGATCTGTTAAACAACTACAAGAATTTGTTGATAACAAATATAGTCAACCTATGGGCACAAAATATTATGTGACCACAGAAGTTAAAGATGATAATGGCAATGTTATATGTCCTGCAGGAAAGGTAGTTCCACAAACTTTTCAAGTTGCGTATTATAACGGTAGTACAACTGTTACTGCTAATCCTACAGTGTCAGTATCTAATTACCAATATGAAGAGCAGTTAAATGCAAAGAAAGAAAAAATACAAGTTGTACGTCCAACGGTTATTGAAGAATTTGTAAATGTATATTATCAACTTTTAGTTAGAGGTGCACCAGGCATTACGCAAGTTGGTTCCACGTTATCAGATATATCCATGTAATAAAAAAGACCCCCGAAGGGGTCTTATTTTTTTAGTCGTCTTTTGCTAGTTGAGCAAAGTACGATAAAGTATCATCTTCTCCTTGATTTGCAATGACAGGTTCTGGAGTAGGTTCTTGTGGTGTACGACCTTCACTCAAATCTTCAAGGTCTTCATCCGCTATTGCTTTACTGAAGTTACCTTTAAGAGTTGACTCAAGACGTGCCTTAAGTTCCTCATAAGTTTTAAACTGGTCATCAGCAGTGTATGCTGCTAGACTATGTTCTTGCTTCCAAATACTCTCAAGTGCCTTGTCATCAAAATCACCAAGTGTTGATGGAGCATCAAACTCAGACTTGTCATAATTCCAAAATCCTGCAACTCGTGTGATCTTCAACTTGAAGTCAGCACCCTTCCAGAAATCAAATGGATTTACTGGTGT